AGGTGTTTGATGATATATGGAACACAGAGATTCATGTAGTACCTGACCTGCCCTTTGAACTTATACCCAATGGGTGGACTATCGACAGGTCCTACGACCATGGCTCGTCTAGGCCATTCTCTGTAGGGTGGTGGGCAGAAAGTAATGGCGAGCCTGTGACCTATAAAGGCCATAAATATGGCACAGTAAGAGGTGACCTATATAGGATAGCCGAGTACTATGGCTGTAGGGCTAATAGTCCGAATGAAGGTTTAAGACTAAGTGGTACTGAGATTGCTAAAGAGATAGTAAAAAGAGAAAAACAATGGGGTATATGGGGTCGTGTGAAAGCCGGTCCTGCAGATACTGGTATTTTTGATGAGTATGAGAAACAAAAAACTATCTCTGGTGATATGGCAAAACTTAAGGTTTATTGGCTTAAAGCTGATAAGGGCCCTAACAGTAGGGTTCAAGGTTGGGAACAAATAAGGAAGATGTTAAAAGGCTCTAAACCTAAAAAAGGTACACCAAGAGAAGATCCTGGCTTGTTTATTATGGAACGGTGCGAAGATTGCAGGTTGTTATTTCCAGTTCTCCCGCGAGATGATAAAGTACTTGACGATGTGGACACTAATTCTGAAGATCATATTGGAGACGATATACGATACAGGATTAGGGTTAAAAGAAAAACTATGTACAGAGGTAGTTTCTAATGGCTGAGTTACCAGACCCTTCAATACCCAGTAAGCAATACCTTGAGATGTTGCCTAAGTGGGATAAGATCAATACCTTAATAGAAGGTACTGAAGCTATGAGAGCTTCCGGCCCTAAGTATCTACCAAAATATCCATTAGAGACCGATGAAGGTTATAATGCTAGATTAGAGTCAGCAGTACTATATAACTTTATTGAACTTACGCTTAACAGTATGACTGGTAAGCCTTTTAGTGATTTAATAGATTTAAGTAAAGTATCAGAGGACCTAAAGCCCTACTTAGATAATGTCGACCTACAGGGTAACCACCTGTTAGTTTTTATAAGGAACTGGCTAAAGGATTCATTAGCTAAGGGTTTTTCTCACTGCTATGTAGACTTCCCACGAGTAGATAAAGAAAATAGAACACTTGCTGATGATCGTGAAGAAGGTGTAAGGCCTTACCTTGTAGCTATTAAACCTGAGGATATTATTTTTGGTCATTCAGACATAGAGAATGGCGAAGAGAAACTTAAGATGATACGAATCCGGTCAGTGGAGACTACGCTTAACGGTTTTGATCTCACCACTGTAGAGCAAATAAAGGTGATAACACCGGGTCTTGTGCAGATATACCATGAGATAAAAGATGATAAAAATAAGAAACCTAGGTGGGAGAAAAAAGAAGAATATACTTATGATTTAGACTTTATACCACTAGTAACTTTCTACAGTGAGCGGACTGCCTTTATGTTAAGCAAGCCACCCTTGCTTGACCTTGCTGACCTTAACATCCGGCACTGGCAATCTACAGCTGACCAACAGTCTATTTTGACTGTGACACGGTTCCCTATATTAGCAGGAAGTGGTGTTACTCCAGATGAGGCTAAATTAGCTATTGGACCAAAGACTTACCTTATCACGAGTGATCCACAAGGTAGATTTTATTATGTAGAACATACTGGTAAAGCTATTGAAGCTGGGCGACAAGAGCTACTTGACCTTGAGGAACGTATGGCTAATTATAGTGCCGAGTTCCTAAAGAAACGGGTTGGCCGCACAAGTGCTACAGCTAAGGCTATTGATACCGCTGAGTCATTCTCAGTATTACAGGATATTACTTATCGGTTCGAGGATGCTGTAGCACAAGCATTATATTATATGGCTTTATGGATAAGTAAACAAGATGGTGGCACTGTACAGCTTAATAAGGACTTTGGTCCAGACGTTTCTGATAAACAAGATCTTGATGCTATATTAGAAGCTCGTAAAAACGGAGACTTATCGAGAGAGAACTTTTTAAATCAGCTTAAGAGAAGAGGTATACTTGAGCAAGACTTTAATATAGAGGAAAATGAAGAGGACCTTGAGGAAGAGTCTGTATCATTAAAACCTATAAGCGGTAACCTTGACCCTAATGACCCAGAGAACGAAGACCAAGAGGACGAAGACACTGTAGAAGAGCCTGGTGACGACTAATGGTTAAAAAAACCAAGAGCCAAGCCTATTTTGATGCTAGCCTTTTACACCAGGTAGCTGTTCGTAGATTTACCTCTATGCAGGTAAAGGAGCTTTTACTTATAGTAGAAAAAGCTGACATTGAGATATCTAAAGAATTAAGGGCTAAACTACCTGGTATAAAAAACTATCAATCAAAAAGATTAGAGGCTTTGTTAGCCGATCTTAAGATAGCTAGGCAAGAATTGATGAAGTCGCTGTCCAAAAATATAAGGACTACGGTAGCTGATTTTATTAAATCAGAGGCACAGTTTGAGAATCAGGCTATAGACTTAGCACTTGATGTAGCATTAGTTTCTACTAGTGTTCCGCTTAGTGTATTAAAAGAAGTAGTATTCAGTAAACCTTTTTCCATAAGTCAAACTGGTGCTCAAACTATCCGTGGTTGGCTAGATCAAATGGAAGCAACCGATATAGAGAATATCAACAATGCCTTACAGCTTGGCATTATAAATGGCGAATCTGTTAAAACTATCGTCTCCCGCATTGTAGGTACTAAGGATAATGATTATAGCGACGGTATTCTTGCTACTACAAGGCGTAATTTAGATGCTATCGTTAGGACTGCTATTAATCATGCAAGTAACTCTGCTAGAGAAGAAATCTGGAAGGGTAATGAAGATATTATCGATGGTCTTCGGTGGACATCCACACTAGACGGCAGGACATCAGCTATCTGTAGGTCAAGGGATGGACTTATAGCACCTGTAGGTAATAAGAGTATACCAGTGGGTTTTAAAAAGCTTAACCCAGTTGATGCTAGGCCGCCCGCCCACCCAAGGTGTCGCTCTATAATGGTTGCTGTATTTGATGGTATTGGCGTTATTGGTAAAAGACCTTTTGTTTCAGATGCTAGGACTCGTGAAAAAAGAGAAATAGACTTTGAGTCTGAAGCTAAAGCAGCTGGCTTATCATTAAGAGAGTATAAAAAATTATGGGCTAGCAAGAATGTAGGACAGGTTGAGGCAGCCCTCACTTATGAAGACTGGCTTAAAGGTCAGAGCAATGGCTTTAAAGAAGAAGTATTAGGTAAGACTAAAGCTAAGCTTTTTAATACTGGTAAGATTAGGTTAACTGAGTTTGTAGATATTAAAGGTAAGGAAATAACGCTAGAGCAATTAGCTAAAAGCCATAGCAGGATTTTTGAATTAGCTGGATTAAATCCAAAAAGCTATTGAGTAATAATTTGGCCTTTGTCATAATGGTTACGCTTGCTAGTGGGTGAACCATTAGTGGGTGATCCTTAAACAAGCAACGGAGACTAAAATGAATTTCGACTTTGAAAAAAATATGGTAGTGGATACACTCGACGTAGTCCCTGACCAATTTAAACCACTTTACGTCGAAAAAGAAGGTAAATACTCTATAGACAATACTGACCCAAAGACTAAGTCTGTAGTTGAGGCTATCCTTGGTTTTAATAAAGCTTTAAAAGCTTCTAGGGGTGAAGCTGATAACCTTCGTAAAAAATCAGTAGACTTATCATCATTAAGAGAGTTTGGTGATACACCAGAAGCTATTAAGGCTGCCTTTGATGCTAAACTTACTGAGCTATCTAAAAACCCCCAAGTGGATATCGACAAGATTAAGTTAGATATCTCAAAAGGTTTTCTAGCAGAAAAGGATGGTTTAGCCAAAAAAGCCGAAGCACTACAGAGTCAACTTTATAGCGTACTTGTAGAGAATACTGCGCTGTCTGCTATTAACGAATTAAAAGGTATACCAGAGTTGATTATGCCTTTTGTTAAAAATCAGGTAAAAGCTTTAACTGAAGATGGTAAGTTTAAAGTAGTTGTAGTAGATGCTGATAACAACACCCGGTATAGTACCACAACTGGTT